TTTTGCTGGTATAAAATCAACACCTACTAATCTACCAGAAACACTTTTTGCTGCGATAATTGAATCTCTTTCTTCTATTTCTGTTAATTCAAAAGCAGCAGATTCTGCGCCTAGAGAAACATTACTTCTAAAATCACCATCTGAAATAACTTCTCTTTTCATTGAACCCAAAACTTTTCCATCAAGGATTACAACCCTAACATCATAATCAGTTTTTATAAATTCTTGAATAAGAATGGGCATATGTTTTTCATATAATTTTAACATTTGCACAGATGCATGTAATGAACGCATACTCTCTATTATAACAACACCTACACCAGTTTGAGAACCAGTTGATGTTTTTAATATGATTGGAAATTTTGTATTTAATTCCTCAAACACTCTTTCAGTATCTTCGGAATATGTTATCGGAATTGTCTTTGGAGTTCTAAGCCCTGCTTTTCTACAATAAATATCAGTTAAATATTTACTACTACAAATAGTCCAATTTTCTATAGAGGGTATTGTTAAAAATTCTTGAAGCTCAAAATCTTTAATTATGTCTGTCCAAGTTGGATTATTGCTCATACCAACGGTTCCTAAACCCCTTGGCATAATAATAGTATTTTCTGGGTCAATTTCTATAGGGTCTTGATAACCGCCCTTTTCTTTGTCTTTAGGTTCTGGTAACATAACATATCCATTATCATCAAATGGAAACGAATTAATATATTGTTTATTGTTTTTCTTTGAGATATGAAGTCCAGTAAAATCTACAAAATATATTTCTATACCAGCAGACTTTGCATTCTTTTTAAGAAGTTCTGTCAATTCACCTAAAGCGGAATCCTTGACATCTCTAATAACATCATTAGAGTTTTGAAATACAACTATTTTATAAGGCTCTTCTTTTGCCTCTGTGATGAATGACTTGAACTTTTCCATTAGACTTCTTTTTTCTTACCAATGTTATATTTAGTTTCTAGTATCCAATCATTCTTCTCTGCATAAGACAGAACTTTAATCTGACTAAGGGGAGCAACTTCTCCAAGCTCACCAATAATGTTAACCAATCCCCAATCCTTCAACAGATTTGCAATCGTATTCCTACGAGAAATGTCATTGGTAGATAGATTTGTGTTCTTACCATCAAGAGCAAACAACTCCTTGAAGTGTACAATAAAGTATCTACCCTGCTTGTGCAGAATATGACATGACTGATATAGTTTCTTTTCTTTGCGAGATGCTACTCCAATTCGTGATAGCGTCTCACGAACTTTAAGAAAGTCATCAGGTTCTTTCAAACCAATTTCTAACATCTGCTCCTGTGTCCAATTAATATCTTCCATTTTTCCCACCTTTATATAATCTTTTTCTTATAGTGGCGAGTTGATCCTCAGACAATATATCAAGAGCAGCCTTAGCCTTTACATTACTATACCCATAGAACTCTTTAACATACTCTAGATTCTCTAATTTCGTCGCCTTCAACCACGGGGTAAATCTCTTCCTTGGCCTCAGACTATTTATCAAAAAATCAAACTGTAGTTTCTTATCTACATTTGGTAGTTGGTTGATCTCATTCACCAACATGACGGTATCAGGAAATGCACCGACACACTTGTTGACAATGAAGGGAGCATATTTCCTCTCCCATTCCTCATCTTCACCGTCCATCAAAGGTTCTTTTGTCTGATTTACAGCCTTGAGATAATCCTTCAACTCATACATTAATCAATAAACCCTTCACCCTTTATCCAATGATGAAATCTGTGACGTAATACGACCCACAGTAAACTTGTTAAACTGTCGGATTTGTACTTTCCATTTTTTACTTTTAATTCATACATTACGATTGCACTTAAATACGATTACTGATCTTAGTTCATAACATTCCCTAGTGACCGGCATGGCCATATGTGGTAGGTGTGCATCAAAGATAACAAGACTATTACCGACATAAGGAACGAGTTTCCCATCAATTAGAGTGCCGCCACCCCACTCAGGTTTCCAATCCATTCGAGGATAGTAAATCATTGTAAAGTCGCCATCATCCGTATGCATCACAGGTTCAATACCATGCGTGTGAGCATTCATATAGATGCGTTTGTATGTATCAATACTATAAGTGTTTTTAAAATCATACTTGAACATTGCAGAAGTCCAGATAGGCATCACCCATTCAAAACCATTTGCAATTACTTCTGTGCTGGCCCACCGCCTGTCGGCGGCAAGACGATGCCAATGTGTACTGGGGTGTGCGTCTTTTCCCGTACCTCTAGTGTGATATTCATATTTCCAAAGAACATTTTTCATCTCAGAAGTAATCAATTCTGCAACATGATCCTCTACCACATCATCATATATTTTAATCATTTGAACTTTGTCCTTCCCATAATCTCAGTAAGACAGGCCATCATATTGATTTCCAGATCAGCGACAAACGCCGCTTTAAACTGATACTCACCCAACGCCACGACAACATGAGGGATGCTACTAGGGTCAACATAGTCATATAGATTATCATAAACAGCACGAAACAACTTATCTGAATCATTATCCAGATTATCGACAACCCATTTACGAACATTGGTGAACTCCTTCTTCTTCATCATGACCATCAGTTCTTTGATATTCTTGTCACCAAGGTTTACCAGAATACCAGCATCAATCTCACCAACAACAGAATACCGTTGCAGTTCATTCAGAACCTTGCGCCAATCTGGAAAGTGAGTATTTATGAGTTCTGCAACAACCTTCTCATTGAACTTGATTTCATTCTCATTGAGAATTTGAATAGACCGATTGAAGAATTGAGTTGCAAGTTTATTCTTCTCTGCTTTAGGAATCACAAAGTCAATCACACTACAACGAGATTGCAGTGCAGGGATAATGCGGTTCTTGTAATTACAGGTTAGAATGAATCCACAGTTCTTGTGAAACTCTTCCATGAAACCACGAAGGGCTGGTTGCGTTGACTGTGGATTTAGATAGTCTGCCTCATCAAGAATGAGATACTTCTTACCACCTTCAAGTGATACAGTAGACGCAAAGTTCTTTATCTTGGTTCTGAGAACGTCAATACCTGACTCCTCTGAACCGTTGATAAACATGTAGGTAGCACCAATCTGATCCAGCATGGCACGGGCGGCAGTAGTCTTACCAACGCCCGGACCACCTGAGAAAATCAGATTGGGTAGTGTTTCCTTGTCAACAAAAGATTGCAAGGAAGTTTTTAGAGACTTAGGAAGTACGCATGACTTGATGTCCCGTGGCCGATATTCTTCGACCCACAAAAATTGTTCCATAATATAAATTCCTCAAATTAGACATTGTAAGAAGATTCGGGTTCCAATGCAATCCAATACTGCACACCAAGTTTAGTGTGGGTAAAGTGACTAATCTTTTTAGATGACACTTCAACGTCATAGGAGCCGGGAATAAGTTTTAGATTCTCAACCTTGAACCAGAACTTATAGTCAGCAGAAACATCACCAACATCCAGAGATGTCTCGTATGCGTTTGCAGTGCTGTTCTTCTTGTCAGTAACCATCAACTTACCACCAGCAAGTGCCATGTCGGGAACACCGATAACAGCAGCAGCCTTTGTGATTTCGTTGAGTGTATCACTAGACAGAGGGAACGTCAATTCAGTCGAGGGCATCGAAATCTCTTTAGATGGAGTCGTCACCACGGATGGATCAGAGAACCAATACTTGAGAGACTTCGATGTACCCTCTTCTGTAATAGTAACAAAGTCATCATTAAACTCTAGATCGGGTTTACCGAACAGAGAGAGTGCCGATAGGAACTCATTCAAATCATAGATAGCAAAGGGTGTTGTGAATTCTTCAGCAACATCTGCCTTTGCTACGATGTTCTTCATTGCAGACATGGTGGAAAGACTAGACCCCGCCTTCACCATAAGGTTAGCGTTAATCGTAGAGAAGTTTTTCAATACGGAGATAGTTTCAGTAGATAGTTTCATTATTTTTCACTTTCAAGTTCATTAATGTATAGAGCAATAATACCATAGTGAATCACTTTTAGCAAGTCACTTCTGTTCTTTCC